GGCCGGTGAGGCTCTTGACGATCACCGTCCCGCCCCATTCAGGCACATCGACACGTTCGGTCTTGATGTCGTCGGCCTTCAGGATCTCGTCGCGGGTGAGAATGGCCATAACTTGTCGCTCCCTTGGTGAAAGGCGTTTTGCTGGTTCTGATTGTCCAGCCTGCGCAGTGAGCCGTCAAGTCAACGTGTACTATGGTCGATATGACCAAGCCCTCGGATTACGCAGCCGCCCGGATCAGGGAAGTCCGCCGTGCCCGCGGCCTCACCATTGCCCAGCTCGCCGAACACTGCGCACAACTAGGCGCACCACAGCTCACCCACGCAGCCATCGACAACATCGAAACCGGCCGCCGGCACGAAGACGGCAGCCGGCGCAGGCACATCACCGTAGATGAACTGCTCGCCCTCGCCCTCGCGCTGAACGCGCCGCCGATGTACCTGCTCATCCCGCCCGACGACCTGGAAGCGCCTTACCCCATCACCGCCACCGAGGTGCTGCCCCGCTACCAGGTCGCCTCCTGGTTCGCAGGTGTCGGCCCGATCCTGCGGCCCATGTCCTCAGCGGGTGACACCAGGCTGTACTACTCCGAACGGCCTCTCACCGAGTCATCGCCGGTGAACTAGCCGTTGAGCTTCTTGGTGATTTCGTTCGCCACTGACTCCAGGGTCCGCCTCGAAGCCGGGCCGTACCAGGACACCGCCTGGTAAAAATACGGGTGCGGGGCCTGCGCCACCCAGTTGTTAACATCACCGAACACCGGGTGGCGCCACGGCGCCTTCGCACCCTCCATGTACAACGGGAGTGCCTTCTGCCCGTCAGGCATCCTTGCACCGTTCACCGCGATACCCACCTGCACCTGCGGCCCGTTGATCCACGTCCACGCCTCGACACAGTCAGCGATGCGCAACCGCAAACCCGGTGGCTGCCGGTACGGGACGGTGCCTTTCGACGGGAGGTTCAGGATCGCCGCACGGACCCGCGGCAGCAGGGGGGATGCCGTTTGCCGTAGCCGCAACCGCATGAGCCTGGTGATCTTGTCGTTGTTCATGCGCTGCAACTCGGCGATCAGCACCGACAGTTCAGCCATGAACCCAGGCTAGTCGTTGCCCATTACGGGATGGTGAGGTTGACAGCGGGCAGCTTCGACGCCGCGAACGAGAACGTGGTCTTGCCCGGGTCTTCAACAGTGGAGTCCACCGCCTGGGACATGACACGCACCGGGAACACGTCCATCTTCTGCCCCGTCACGTCGCCTTCCCAGAGCAGCACGATGAAGCCGTTGGTGTCACGGATGAGCAACGTCCGGGCGTCGTTGGAGTTCTGGCTGTTGTAGCAGGTGATGTCGTTCGTCGCGGACGTCAGGCGCCCCGGCACCTGCGAGGTGAACCGGGAACCCATGTCCGGCACGTCCACGGTGTTCGACGTCACCGACCAGCCGGACATCGTCTCAACTTCACCGGTCAGGTCAGTGCCAGCGTTCAGCTCGGCGCGTGTTGGTGCCAGGTAGTTGCTGATCGTTGGAACCCAGTAGACGCGCCGGATGCCAGGCGGGAAATACCTGGTGGTTGGCGTCAGTGGCGTGGCGACCATTACTTCGTCTCCTTGTCCAGCACCGTCTTGCGCGGCAGCCTAACCGGCGCGTCTTCGGCCACTTCGTTGCGGGCGGCTGCGTCCCTGACGGCGCGTGCGTTCGCTTCTGTCAGGTCACGCAACCGGAGATGCTCCTGCCACTCATCTACCGTCACCCAGCCCGACTGGCGGTAATGGGAGAGGGCCTCATCAGGCACCACCACGGTGCCCTGAGTCTCAGGATGGTAGATGACCGCCATGGTTACGGAATCCTGACAGCCGCGACGTTGATGTTGGTCACCGTGGAGTACTGCACCGCCGTGGTGCCAACACCGTACACGCTGTCCGGCAGGGGGATCAGGGTGAGACCGTCGGTTGCGCCGGTGCCACCGTTGCAGGTCACAACCCTGCCGGTGAGGCCACCGCCGATAGCGGACCCGACAGGCAGGCCGTCTGTGGTCGGCGTGACCGGCAGCACCACGGTCATCGAACCACCGGTGGAGGCGTTCGAAACCAGAAGGCCGATGCCCTGACCGGTCGGGGCAAGATCCCCCACGGTTCCGCCGGGCGCCGACATGGTGATCTGTGCCCCAGCGTGAGCGGGACCTTGCAGGGGGTACGTTGCCATGCCCGTTGCCCTTTCGACTTTGCCTGGTAGAACTCTAACCCTAAAGAGCTGTTATTGCTGAGCCCACGCCTCGCATCTTATGCCGAAAGTCACCACGGCAAGAAGCCCACGGCGGTCCTGAATCGGGAAGTAAGACGCGGTGCTGCCCATCGTCATCCGTGCGACGCTGCCATTCAGGTTGTTCGGCCCCTGCACAACTGTGGCGACCACATTGATGTTTTGGTACGCAGTACGCCGTGCGAGCCGCATTTCCGCCTGCGACGTCGAACCTGAACGCACCAGAGACGCACAGGCGATGGTGAACGTTTCGATCACCCCAGGGGCCAGGCCCTGCAACGCCCCCTCCGACGCCACCGCAGCATTGCCGGTTTCCTCAGACATCGACCGCGACGGATACTCATAACCCGGCTGGAAACCCGGCCAGCCCAGTTGCAGCACCTGCGACGTGGTGCCACCACCGATGAACCCGCCATCGGAAACCTTGATGTCCAGGCCCTGCAACGCCACCTGCTGCTCGACCAAATCGACCAGGGCATCCATCGCGTCCGGGATGTGGGACTTCCATGGGCGGCTAACCATCTACGCCACCGCCGGGAACGGTGGGCCGAACCATTCCTGGGCCTTACGCGGAATCAGGTACGGGTGCTGCCCTGTCATTGCGTGCAGTTCCTCCGGGCCGATCACCGCGTTTAGGCCACCGGGACCACGGCGCGTTTCCCACAGCCACTGCAACATCACCTTCGAGCCTTGTAGGTAGTTGTACGGGATGATTTTGTAACCAGCGGTGTAACCAGCGATCGCCCACCCGGTGATCGGAGTGCCACGGACCACGTTGATGATGCCGGTCTGCGAATCCAGGTACAAGTTCCGCCCGGAAGTGTCAGCCTGAAGCGCGCCACCGTCGCTGAGCCAGTTCACCACACCGTCCTGGCTGGTGAACGTGTCCAGCGAAATCACCGGGGTGAACTTCAGCCTAGGACGCGGGTGCTGCCACGACCACGACCACAAATCCAACTGGAGACTTTCACCCACAACAGCCCTCCGGGCGATCACCTCGTTTTTGTAGTTCTCCACCGCCCGGGTGATGCCAACGATCATTTCGCGGAGTTCATCGTCGTCGTCGGTGTTAGCCGCGTCGATACCGACCGCCTTCTTCCCCATGGCCAGGGAAAGAATCGCCGGCGGTGCTGCTTCAGCGACATCGAAGGCGTCGGTGAAGCCAACGTTTGGCGTCGTGGTGACCCACCGCACCAGGTGCCGCCCCGGTTGCACCGTCTGATAAGTGACCCGCAACTGCCCCGGCACCGTGGAAGGCAGTGAAACCGCCGGTGTCACCGTGGTCCCATCAGGCAAGGTGATGGTCAGCGTGGCCGTAACAGGGTCGGTGAGCACTCCGCTGCTGTTGAACACATCCAAAGCCGCGGGGTAAATCGCACCAAGGTCAAACATCGCCTGCCTCCGCATGCGGCGTGGCCATTTGCCCTGCCAAAGCAAAGGGTACCGGGACCTGTCCTGCGGCACCGTGAGCTGTTACCGTCTGCCCGCTGGCACCATGAGCTACCGCGGCCTGTCCTGCGGCAGCATGCGGCATTGGTGTCTGCCCTGCCACGCCACGGCCGAACAGCACTGGTGAAGTTACCGTCACCGTCCCGGTCAGTGTTCCCAGCCCGGCCAAGCCGCCGCCGATGCCCAGCCGCAACGCCGCGGTGAGCGTCCCAGCACCAGACAGCAGTGGGAACGTGCCGAGCGTTTCGGTGGCGGTCAGGGTGCCAAGCCCGGTCAGGTTAACCGTGACAGTCTTCGCCGGTGAAGCGGTGAGGGTTCCCAGCCCGGACATGGTGGACGACGGGGAAAATCCGCCGGTGGTGGACAGCGTCCCAGCGCCGGACAAGACGGCTGTCACTTGAAGCGTTTCCGCGGCCGACAAGGTCCCCAGGCCGGACAAGGTGACCTGTTCAGGCGCTGTGGGCGCAGCGGACAACGTCCCCACACCAGACAGCGAGGCAGCAACA